ATGACTAACTTTCTGTCACGTTCAACCAAAAACATTCTAACTTTTACTTTTCTATCATTCGCATTTTCAAATCTTGCGTTTTCAGCGAGCTATCTTTCATCTAAAAACGACTGCACAAAACAAAATCACATTTATGCAACCGCAAGCGATGCAATGGAATATTTCAGTGATTTTTACCCAGAAAATAACTCACTTGAAATCATTAGCGAGTCGCCACTAAAGATCAGATTATCATCATCAGCGTATGAGCAAGATAGCCAAAGCCTAAAAGAAACATTAACTAAACGCGCGGTAATTTACGGGATTTATCGCAGCCTAATTAATACTCCAAACAATTCTGTTACTGTTACTTCTTACCTCATTTCAGATAAAAAGAAATTGAGTGGTAGCCCTGAATATACAGTAACGATTACTAAGCCACAGGCATTAGAGATCACTAAAAAATATATTCCTGTAAATAGTCTTGATGACCTGATAGATGAAAGCTGCTCTTTCACTGACCAGTTTAATGAATTGAGATTTGACGATAGCGGCAAGAAAGGTTTTGATAAATTCTTTAATGAATTAGTCAATGCAAGTTAATCATTATGGCCCCTCACATTGAGGGGCATATTTTTTATAATGACAAAGAGGCTTGCTGATATTTATTAGGGTGGGGGTTTACAGCTTCTACAAGTTTAGGTTTAACCACAAATCTTGATACTGATTCATGACTCACAAACGTTGCACCACAATTAATATTCTGGCACTGGTTATAACGTTCTTTGGTTTCTTTTGAGACTTGCTGAGAACTACGGGTATGAGCTGCGTAACCGCAAAGAGGACAATTCATCATGATAATATACCTTTTGTCATGATGTTAATATTGCACACAGTATAACATGTGATTTTATACAGTGTTAATTTTCTTCTCCCGCCATATCGAGATCTGAAACTTTTACCTCAAGCTCTAATGCGCTCATATATCCACTATCATTAAGTAAATGAACAACCCGCGTTAATGTCCACTCAGCATTATCAATTTCAGGCTTAAACCCACTCACAACTATCGGCATTTCTGGGTATAAGTCTGCACGCCCTCGCGCAAGCTGAATAGAAAACGAGGCAACCCCGCGTTGAATTTTTTCCCACTGCGCCTTAGCGGCTCTTTCCGCATTTTCTTTAGTCGCATAGGTATGGGATAACGTCAATACGTTCCCTTGCTCTCCCGCTAAATATTCACCTTGCTTTTCCTTTGGCTCGTTTTTTTTAGGCTCACCTTTTTTAGCTGGTGTTTTATTTTTTGTTTTTCGCTTTCGCTTCACTTCAACTTCTTTTTTCTTTTTTGGCTCGCGGGTGTCCAGCCAGTTTGCAATCACCCCCGTGTATGCCCCACGATCAGCTAAAGAAAAACGGTGGCCATCACCGACGGAACGAGTGATAAACATCGTTTGAATTCGCTGCCCTGTCGCAGTTAACCCCTCACCCTGCCGCATGAATAACAAATTGCCATCTTTTACGGCAACAATTGCGCCCTCTGTTTTAGCGACTCTCGTCAGAAATGAACCATCTGACTCATTCGTTTGGTCAATATGGGCTAACTTTATTTTATCCAACTTTTCATCTATCACCGGCTTGAGCTTGTTACGCTCCGCAATTGTTCTCACAATATCGCCCAGCGTTTTTTGATGATATGACTGCTCACGCTTGACGTTTAGCGTGTCACGAAAATCAGCACTACGTCCGCGAATAGTCAACTTATCAGGTACGCCGCTATGCTCAATTTCATCAACCGTGAACGTACCTTTATAAGTTAATGGCTCATTTTTCCAGCCCAAATGAAGTGATAGTGTTTCGCCACGCTTTGGTAATGCCAATTTTCCGTCGCTATCATCCAGTTCAATATCAAGCTGATCGGCTTCAAACCCTCGGTTATCAGTCATTGATAATGACATTAAACGCCCTTGGATTAGCGCATTGATATTTTCACCACCGGCGGCCAACACAAATGCCGGCGTCGATTCATCCCCAGTAAACATACTCATAACGGTAATGCTCCACGGAGATCACTCAATTGCTTACCCAAATCACCAAACATCTCACTTAATGATTCGTCTGTCCGTTTCAACTTCAAAGTGAAATCTATTTGTCTAGCGGCACCATCATCGAAAAAGTAACTTTTTGATTGTGTAATTTCTTCAATGACAAACATCCCGTAAATTGTGCCAGTTCCATCGATCAGCGACCACGCCTTACCGGTATCAGCCATTAATTCCAAAGCCAATAACGATAACTTACCGCCAGTTAATGATGGAAATAACGAACCACTTAATGAAATATCATCACTATCAGGGCCAATAAACTGAAATGCAGGCCGCTTGCCAACACGGTTATTAAATCCGTACCGATATTTTTTATTAATCTGCATCATTTGATAGGGCGTTGTTCGCAAATGAAAAATAAATACGCCTAGTGCTGCCATTGCCATAATTAATATTCTCCACTGTCTTGATACTGGCTTAACCGCCTTGATTGCTTTCTTCGCTCCACATCTTCTAATTGCCTTGCTACCTCTTTTGCAATATCCGCGGCTGATTGATTCGGTGTAGGATGAATATGAATTTCAATCGGGGAACGACTAGACTCACTGCGATTTTGAGTGATATTAACTGGTGTAGAAACGTAGTTTTTAGCCGGTATGGCATAGGGATGAATCGGCTTATCTGCCACTGCCGACATTGACCCTAGTGTTAATGCTGCCGCTGCCAATGCCGCTGTGCTCTTACGGCTGGTCACATTCGCAGGACCATTAACAATCTCAGGACCATACTCGCCCACAATGCCAAATTGACCTTGTGGAATATATCCTCCACTATCAAACATACCCGCACTTTTCATCCCCGCTTGTAAAACAGTGACTTGATTCATTGCACGTATATTTTTAGTCTCATCTGACAACATCCAATCCGGCATTAAGTCCGTTGCCATTTTTTTTATTTCAGCGAATTGAGCTTTCAACGCTTCCCATTTTTCAAGAATACCGTTCTTCAAACTATCGATAATTTCACCACCGATTTGCTTGAAACGCTCCGGTAATGCAGTCACATCAGCGATAATCTCATTCCATTTATCTGAAATTGTTTTTTTAATCAGTTCCCACATGCGCGACGTCACAGAAACAATTTTATCCCAATGTTGATAAACCAAACCAACTAACGTCCAGTTCATGACATAGGATTTAACCCCTTCCCAAAATTGATTAAAAATCTGCGTCACACCATCCCATAGCGCTTTTGAATAACGCACTATCCCATCCCACACTTTGATGATTGGCTCAATCGTCCATTTCATAATGAAAGATTGAATGACATCAAATGCATCTTTAAAAATACCGGCAACTAGATTCCACACGCCTTTGACATAAGGAACTATCTTGTCCCAATGCTTGTAAATCAAATAAGCCGCACCCGCAATGGCGGTAATAATTAAGATAATCGGGTTAGCTAATAACGCCCTTCCCAATATCATAAACGCTGATCCAATTAGCTTAATTGGCTTAATCAGCAACGAGAGGAAACCACTACCTTTAATGCCCAACACTGACAAGCTGAGCTTCGCCATCGCAAGTGGGCCGATCATTGCAGCAATCATCAAAGATATGCCACCACCCACCGCCAGAACTGCACCAAGCCCCAATGTAATCATTGTGAGTGTTTTAACTATTTCAGGGTTTTTCTTTGCCCACTCACCAAAGCTTGAAATGATGCCAGTTACGCTTTTTGCTATGTCACGTAATGGACTATCGGCACCGCCAAAGATTTGAATCCCGACATCCTCATACGCTGATGTGAGGTTTTTCATATCACCGTCAAGGTTGTCCGTCATTGTTTTAGCAACTTTTTCGGCTTCCCCTTTTGCAGCTTTGATTTCTGCAATCATTGCCTGCAATTGACCCGAACCCGCCTGATCAACAAGTACAGATAATGCAGAAAATGCCTCTTCTCCAGCTATATGCTTGAATAACCCTGCTCGCTGCGCAGTACCCATTTTTTTAGTTTTTTTGTCCAACTCGGCAAGAATTACGGGTAACTCACGTAAGTTTCCTTTTGCATCTCTGGTTTTGATACCCAGCTTTGTGAGAGCTTCGGCGGCTTGCTTTGGCGGTTCAGCCAAGCGCCCCAAAATAGATCGCAAACCAGTACCCGCCATGCTGCCCTGAATACCTGCATCACCTAACTTGCCGGCTGCAACTGCTGCCGTTTCTAAGTCAACGCCTAGCCCTGACGCCACTGGCGCAACATATTTCATGGTATCGCCGAGCATGTTTAAGTTGACGTTAGAGCGTGTAAACGTTGCGACTAACGTGTCGCTCACACGGTTCATTTCATCCGAGTTAAGTTTAAAGCCGGTTAAAATATTAGAGCCAATATCCGCGGTAGTGGCTAAGTCAATGTCTCCGGCGAGTGACATTGATAATGTGCCTTTCATCGCATTTTTAATTTGCTCAGGTTTAAAACCAGCCATCGCATAGAACGCTTGCCCTTGTGCGACTTCATTCGCCGTAAATGCCGTCGTTGCACCCAGATCACGCGCCTGCTCTCTCAGCATCTTGTAATCGTCTGAGTTTTTATCCAAGCGAGTCAAAGCTTGCACTTTCGACATGCCGATTTCAAAGTCATAGCCTGGTACTAAGACTTTTTTTGCCGCATAACCAATCCCAACCCCTGCGGCTGTCATGCCGGCACCAGCTCCAGCCATTTTGTTTCGAACGTCCATGGTTCTTTGATAGCCATCTTTCGCCGCAGACATACGCCGCTCTTGATTGGCGACACGCTTTAATTGCTGCTCTTGTTGCTGCAATCGTTGATTAGCCGAGGAAATATCACTATTGAGTCTGGTTTGAGCCTGACTTAACTGGCGGGTCGATATGCCGCTATTTTTCAGCGCTTCTCGTTGTCGCTGTAGCGATACGCTTAACGTTCCCGCTTCCATTTTTAGCTTAGCAGCGGCAGACTTGGCACGTTCAAATTCTCTGGACTGCGCCTTTGTTGGGTTTTGTACTGAGGATAATTCGCGCGAAAGCTGGCTCACCTTTTCGGTGGCTTTTTGATAGGCATTATTTGCAGCATCAAGGGATTGCTTTGTTTTCTTAAAGCCATCAATTTGCTGAGCTTGATTGTTGAGTTCTTTTAATTCTTGGCGAGACCGGCGGAGAGTTTCCGCCAGTTTTTTATTGGAATCTTGAGCGCCGCGTAGTGGCTTTGTGAATTTATCAACGGCGCTTAAAATCACCTGTAAACGTAAATCTTTACTCATCTTCAACACCGCTACGTTTAAGGGCGTGATAACGCCATTCTAATAATTCAGTCAAAGAATAATTTTCGGTTACTGCCGGCGACCAGTGAAAAATGGTGGCAATATCTGCAACCAAATCATCAACGGTTAGTCGTTCTGGAAATCGGAAGTCACCGATTTCGGTAGCAAAAAAAGCACTAACTCCTTGGTCAAATTCAGCATATCTGCTGGATTCATGAGGATAAGTTCAGGCTTGGTTAGTGCCGGTGCCGTGACGCGAGGTAAAACCAACATCGCTGAATCAACATCCATTTCCATTAATGCCGCAAGACGAACACCACGTAATGCCCCTGAATTGGGTTTACGCACAATAATTTCAGTGATCGTCGTTTCACCACGAGTCAACGGTTCATCTAATGTCACGGTGATGTGAGTATTTTCTTTTTGTTCAGTCATTTACTTTTACCTATAGCCCTAATGCTTCACGATGCGCCGCCATGCGGTCAACACCACCGACGATCTCAATCATGTTGATAATGTCGATTTCAATCAGCTTTTCACCGTTCATTTCCAGTCGGAAATAAGTCGGTTTTACGCTCAGTTTGGTTTGAGAGTTATCCCCCTCTTTCACGTTACCGGCGTCAATTTCGCTGTATCGACCACGCACGACGATTTCAACTGCGTGGACTTCCCCAATATCATCACGTTGGATTGACCCATTAAATCGCAGTTGAACACCGTCAATAGTTTCAATACCCCACTGGCGATAGATTTGAGCCTCCATCCCGCCAAGAGTAATCTCCATATCCAACGCGCCATCATCCAGCCCCATATCAATTTGAGCTGAGCCATTCATACCGCCGCCGCGATACGCTTCAAATTTACGAGTCAGTTTGGGTAAAGTGACTTCCTCGGCAATACCCATGTAATTTTGACCATCATTAAAGATGTTCATGTGTTTAAACTTGCGTGGTAACGCCATGACTACCCCTTAATTTTTGAGCTGAAATCTAACAAATAGCGATCAGTGATCCGCTGGCGCAACATTAAGTTTTCCAGTGGTGCAATTGGTGTATAGTCATAATCGAGATAGACCTTGCCACTCTTCAACTCTTCTTTTACGTTGATTTTTTCATCAAACCAGCATTCACCGCCCAACAAATACCCTTGGTTTGTCATGGCGCGTAATTTCGCGTTGATACCGTCGATAATGTCTTTCACTAGCGTTGGTGTCAGTGGCTTGTCAACCGCCCATGCCTGCCCTTCTGCGATGGTATCTGCCAGCACTTGTGCGGTACGCGTGTAAGATTCAAAGGCAAATAATGGATCATCGGAACAAGTGCGAGACCCCCAGAATCTAAATCCATCATTACGGATCAGTGTCGTAATATCGTTTTCGTTAAGTAAGCCCGCATCTGTGGCTGGGTCTTGCAAGTCCCATGACACATCGGCAGAAATACCCGTGACACCATTGACCCCTACGTTAGATAACGTTTTATGCCAGCCAATTTCATTGTCGATTTTTGCACGTAACCCCAATGCCGTTGCCGCTGCATAGATATTACTTTCTGCATTAGCGACTGTGTCCCAGCCTTGAAATTCTGGGTAAATCAACATAAGTTCGCGCTGGCTAAAATTCTGACGATACTCAATTGCTTCGGACACCGTCTTACAGCCATACGCACTGATATATGCCATAGCTCGCATCTTTTGAGCGATACCCGCAAGTGATGCTGAAACGGCTTGCGTATCATGACCCGGCACGGCAATAATGCGCGGCTTCACACCCACACGGCTTTGAGCGACGGTTAACGCTTGTAAGCCTGTTTTGCGCCCTTCCGCTGTTGACCCGCCAATAATATTAGATGTGGTTTCTGCTTCGGTTTCACCCTGCTCAACACGGACAACAACCGTCACCGGCTTTGATTGATTTCCGATTGCTTCTAACGCACGGGCTAACGTGCCGGTATCGCCTGCTTTTCCCGCAGCATCCATCACATCAGTAATTAAAACCGGTGTATTGAGTGGAAAATATTTAGCATCAGCATCATCGGCAGTACAAACCATGCCGGCGATAGCTGTATTAATGGTGCGAATAGGGCGCGTACCCTCGTTCAGTTCGACAACTCGCACGCCGTGGTGATAATCTTGAGCCATTACTAGCGTCCTCTATTTTGCAATAGCTCAATTCTGGATGTGGGATAAGTGAAATGCACGGAATGGGGATTGTGTGGAAGATGAAACAAATAACTCAAGAGTTATCAGTTGGCTTTTTTTCTTGCTCACTCCCAGCGACGTAATTCCACATTACTTTGAAAGGAGTAATACTACGCGACCATATCGATGCAACACATGGAACGATGAGCACGAGAGTAATCGGGATAGTAACAACATATCCTAAAATATAACTGACTGAATAATCATCCCTCCACCAAAGAGACGGATTTTTTAGGGAACTTATAACTTCCGATGGACCATCAAAAAGCATAAATGAAAACCAACTCCTAGCCATAGCGAATGGCCATACAAAGATTGCAATAACGATAATGCAGACGGCAACTCTAAACATTAATGCTAGAATATAAAGTGCAATATTTGATCTTTCCTCAGGCTTACTACTTAATCCCCAACTCAATACACCAGTTATTCCCATTATTGTCATTATGCTAGAAATAAGTGATAACACATCGATGACATTCTTCATTTATATTTCCATTAAAACTATTGATGTAAAGAATATGTATTATCACCATTGTCATAGAGAAAGAGAAGATGTTTTAATTCGGTTTTAGGGGCCAATCAATATCCGGTGCGAGTGATGTATCAATTCGATTAAGTTTAATACGGTAAACTTTCCACTCTTTAAGCTTTTCGACTTCTACATACTCCGCCACACCTAAGTCAACTGCATCTTGAAGCGGTTCAATGATATTGCTGGCTTCTGCTAAGAGAGTTTTTTTCTGCATTTCATTCTGTAATAGCTTAGTTTCATTTGATGTTTGATACACATATACCTCACCATTCTTTACTCTGTGCATATTAGTATCAATCTCAGTTTTAGATTCAACTTCTAGAATGTAAGCTCCCTCCGGATAAAGCATTGAAACATCATGATGCATTGAAACGATAATCCCATCATCATCATAAAGAATTTTAAGTGTTTCATGACTAAAACTATCCTGTTGTTTATACCAATCTCCATCAATATTCTGCAAATAAACAACGTTAGGGTAATGATCTTCATTAGGAATATACCGCTCAAACTTTTTAGTTAGTGACATTTACCCACACTCCATTAACCATAATTTGTAGACTCGCGATTTTTAATCGATCACACCATACGTCTCCCGGTCCACCGTTTTTATTTCTCATTCCAACAATAAATTGATCTGTTGAAAATGAGGACCAACCGCTAATTCCCATTCCTACTTCTGTAGGTGCCGAGACCCTAAATACTTTATTATTAACTGATGCCAATATTTTGTTATCAATCTCTGATTTGGTATAAGTACCCACATCACCCGCTGTCAGTGAGATATCTGCACTTAGCGGCTTATTATTCACTTTTCGCGTACTAGGTACTCGACCATTTGCATTATTATTAGCATTAGTTGCCGCAGTATTGGCAGAATTGGCTGTTGCCTGTGCATCTGTACCGGCTTTTTTCGCATCAGCAACTTTGGTGTCCGTTTCTGCCTTGGTGTAAGCGCCAACATCACCCGCTGCCAGTGAGATATCTGCACTTAGCGGCTTATTGTTCACTTTTCGCGTACTAGGTACTCGACCATTCGCATTATTATTGGCATTAGTTGCCGCAGTATTGGCAGCATTGGCTGTTGTCTGTGCATCTGTACCCGCTTTTTTCGCATCAGCAACTTTGGTGTCCGTTTCTGCCTTGGTGTAGGCACCGACATCACCCGCTGTCAATGAGATATCTGCACTTAACGGTTTGTTATTCACTTTTCGCGTACTAGGCACCCGACCATTCGCATTATTATTGGCATTAGTTGCTGCAGTATTGGCAGCATTAGCTGCAGCCTGTGCATCTGTACCAGCTTTTTTCGCATCAGCAACTTTGGTGTCCGTTTCTGCCTTGGTGTATGCCCCAACATCACCCGCACTCAGCGTGATATCAACATTTAACTGTTTGTTATTAACTTTACGAGTGTTAGGAACAGCACCAACATCACTGGCGGTTAAATCAGAAATTCGCTTGTCCAATACTTGAATAGCATCATCAACATACTTACGGGTTGCTAGCACGACGGTCGGATCAATTTTAAGTGTGACTGATTCGGTATGACTGACAATGAGAACCACGCGAATTGTTTGAGTACGCCCCGACCCCTCAACCAATAACGGCTTATAAGTTTCTGGGCAGTTTGCGATAGCAACCAATGTTCCTGATTTATCAAATAGCCCAATCTCACGAATCCACCAACCACCTTCGTTTTCAGGAATAACTTGTTCCGCAATGATTTGATTCGGGTTTAATGGATCAATGAACAAAGTATTAATCGCCGCCTTTCGACGTTCATTGATTAGTTTCGTTTGCTTAGTATCCGGTGCCGGCAATGAGCCGCCACCATCACCGACTGACATGTGTGTCAATTCAATCTTTGTGCCGAGAGCTGTCGCCTCTGCGAGCACCTTTTCACCATAAGTGGTGAGCAATGCAAAATATTTCATTGGAGAGTAACCCTCATTTCATCAATAACATGAACTGCTGCGCCAGTGGAGATAGCACCACCAACACTGATCACATCCGGCGTGTATGGATATACCGTCAATTCATCTCCGCCATAGCTCGCAGCCGCACAAAAAATATTGCCTTTGGTTTCAAGTTGAATAGTTAGCCCGACGAGGTGCCGGCTGGCTGGCTTTGCATCGAAAATAAGCGCCTCTAGCTCTCGATACATTTCTTCGGTAATACCGGTTTCCAATACACCAATATCAAGACGAAACGTGCCGGCGGTTTCGTTGGCTTTCCACCACTCAATCACACGGATCAAATAACCCAACGGCTCAACAACACGGCGTAGAGCACCGATTGTTCCCTTGTGTTTATGAATAAACATTGCCGCTTTTATCGCGTCACGCTTGGCTTTTTCTGTCCAATTCTTATCCCAGCGGTCAACACTGAATGCCCACGCCAGATACGGCAGCAAATGCACCGGACATTTATCAGGATTCCAGAGAATACGAATGGGGATCGGCACCCGTTCTATTTCAGCTAAAGCCTTCCCAGCGGCAAGCTCTAAGGCTGACGACCCAACTGGCAGTAAACGGCTATTCATCTGAGCCACCCAGCTCGACATTTATTCCAGTACAAAAACTGGCTTGCGTCTTATCGAGTTTGATATCTGCCTTTGGTGAAATCAGCTCAACACGTTGCACACCTTGAACATGCAAAGCGGCATAAATCGCGCTCAACACAATGTCGCGCCCTAACCGGTGCTGTTGGTTGGTATAGTGTTTTAGTCGCGCTTCTGCCGCTTCCATAATCGGCTCGTATTCAGGGGATGGATAACAATAAATTTTCGCGACGATTTCATAATCAACAATTTCAGCAGATTGCACGGTCACTCGATCAGCAACAGGACGCACATCCTCATCATTTAAAGCTGCATCAACGATTTCAATTAAATCAGCCGGCGCGACACCATTCCCCTCTCGCGACAAAACCGTCACCGTCACACAAGCTGGGGATGGACTAATTACTGAGGCATCAGCAACGCGACCATCCGCACTACGAGCATGATAGGCATAACTGCCAACTGGACCCGCAACACTCAATCCCTCAAACGCTTCTGGGATACGCATTCTCAAATCAGAATCAGACTCATAAACTGGCGGAATGGGTGGAATGGCGGTTTCATCCCCTTTAAATAGGACCAATCTTTTCACGCCGTTATTAGCTGCAAGCTGATCAAGGTCTGCTCCCGTAGCGAAAGCCACCATACTTGCACGGGCTGCTTCATTCACACGCTGGCGTAAAATCAACTCGCGGTAGCTGTTCTCTTGCAGTAGTTTTGTTAGCGGCTCTGACTCAAACTCTAACGTTCTGGCGACTACTTCACGTTGTTCCGGTGGCATAGCGGCAATTAATGTCGCTTTTCGCTCAGCAAATATCACTTCAACATCGAGCACTTCAATAACATCCGGTGCCGGTAATAAACTTATATCAATACTGTTTGCCATCATCGCCCCACATCGACAGAAAAGTTAATTGGCTGATTTGAGTCTTGCTCAATTGCTTCGATATCAATCATTAGCTTTGCGGCTTCTGTACTACTTAACCCGATGCGGGTTAATAAAATACGCGGCTCCCACTTCATCAATGCGGTATAGCAGGCTGACATCAATTGCAGTTTCAATCCTGGGTTTTGTGGCTGATCAATTAACTCTGATAGCAATGACCCGTAAGTACGGCGAATAATCCGCGAGCCAATAGGCGTGATTAAAATATCTCTGACTGACTGGCGGATATGCTCAATATCTGAAATCGCCGTGCCGTCGATTCGACTCATACCCTGATATTTCATTTTGGACCATCCGTTCTGCTACCGCCGCGCTCAACACCACCATGATTATGCTCATCAACAACAACTCCATTTGATGAAAACTTGCCGCCGTTATGCGTAATATCACCGGTCATTTCACCGCCGTTGGTTACGTTCAACGTAGCGCACGTTAAATTATCCGAGCAAATAACGGTTGGAGTATTGAGTTTGATTTGCTGATCAGCATTGACAATAACCACTTGCGTTGTCGCGCTAACTTGTTCACTGGCTTCAATATGCGCGGTTATGATCCCAGTTGCTTTCAACGCACCCGTGGCTGGCTCATATTCAATGACTGCGCCGTCGGAATAGGTGCGATGGTCTGCCGTCAATGAATCAGTAGGCTCCGAGTGTTCATTAGAGAAAATACCCGTTAATACAAATGCCGTCGTTAACTCACCGCCGATGGCTAAAATAATCACTTGCTCACCAATACTTGGCGCATTCATTGTGCGAGTGCTGCCGGCACGCAATGTTATCCAGTTAAGCCATCCCGTTTCTAATTTGCCTGTTCGCACGCGGCAGCCTTTCTTGGTGTCAACGTCAGTTACGACACCAATGCGGATCAAGTTATTAATAATGCGGCGAATATCAGCAGACATTATTTACTTATTCCCTGCTTCAGCTCTATTAAGAATCTCTGTCCTTAATTTAATTTGCCACAAAAACAAACATGCGAATAAAGGCACTACAAACCACTGCCCACTTACTAATAATGAAAATATCGCTACGATTGTTAGTGCAATTTGCGTTGTGTATACACTTTCATTAAATGGCAACATCGCTTTTTCAATGCCTTTTAATTCAAATTCAAAGTCTTTATTTGATAAAAAAGGACTTAATGTGAAAAATAATTTAAATCCATAAACTGAAATACAAGTATTAACAATTACAGCAGAAATATATCCGCCGCCGTAACTATCAAAAAAGGCAATAACTGAATAGATGATAATGACCAAGGTAGGTAAAAGTGGAAGATATTTGCGCATGACAACCTCAAAAAAATTATTTTCTTAAGCCTGCCATTAATACTGCAAGTGTTCAGTAAGTGTGGTTTGTTTGATTAGTGGCACAAATTATCGTGTCAGAAAATCAATAATTTGGTTTTCGATGTGAGTAACTTCTTGCGGCGTAAGCCCAAGTAATTGACGTGAAGGATAGGTAATTTGTGCTCGTCCAATTCGTTCTGTTAATCCAAATTGATGCACACCGGCAATATTTCCCGCAGAGGGTAAAAAGTAAATAACGGCTTCTTTATCGCTGTTATACATCCGCAAAAAACGGGCGGTTGCCAGTTTTTTAAACATACGTGTTTGCTTTGTTTTTCGCTCTGTACTGATTTTGTCTTTTTTTATACTGATATAGCGCTGAATATCCGATTTACGAAATGAGCGCTGGGATTTTTTATCCGCATCTTGTCCGGTAATCGTCTTTGAATTTCCACGCCAATTACGCAATGTACGCTTCTGACCTCGCCACATGAATTGAATTTCACGCTGTACTGTGACAAAGCTGGCTTTTCTTTTTGTGTATGCACTACCGTCTGGATTTTTTTGTTGCTGGATACGCTTTATTTGAGAGCGGCGCAAGTCACGCGTAATTTCTTTAGCCAGTTGTCGGCGCTGATTTGCAGGCATGCGGCTGATTAAAGCGCTTAACTCGCTATCAAGCTTACGTAGTGTCTCGTCACTCATCGCTCTGTTTTCCATTCATCGAATGGATTTGCCGGCTCAGAAATAGACTCAACAACCCATTTACCCTCGTTATCAATAGCTAACACTCGCTCTGTAAGATTTAGGTCGATACTAATATCCGCCGTTTCATTATCTAAAATAACAGCTTCAAACTTAAAATCTTGATATCGCTTGGTTGGATTCGCTGAAATATCATGCTGATGTTTTACAATCCAATCATTGACGACTGCAATCAAAACATTCTGATCACCTTTGTAGCCTTCAATAATGATATTCGCCGTGTATTCATATTCAAAACTTGGCGTTGTCGCTATTGTCGAAATAACCCGCCCATTCTCAACAAACATATAGAGCTTTTCTGGGTTTTTGTGTAGGAATGGGATTTTGCTATTTAAGTAGTCTCGTAAGCTAGTTAACTTTTTCATGCTCACGTTCCTCGTCGAATTTCTCAATCGCCATAAGCTGAGTATTTGCTTGCTCTAAATCGGTAAGTAGCGGATCAACCCATAATGCCAAATCGCAATAGGTTAAAATCCGTCCGGCAGTGATGGCGGAACTGGCTGCGTTAGCGTTTTCGGTATTGGTGTGCATGGCGATGGCACGTAAACGGTACGCGTTACTGAGCAACCGGTCAGAAATAAACCGAGGAACAGGCAGATCACAGCTCGGCTCTTTTTTAAGGATGGTTTTATATTCAATTTTTCTTTCCTCTGCGCTCGCACGTTGGATAATTCCGTTCCGGTAAGCTGCGCTACTGATTTGATTTGCGCGATGAAAAGAAAGTGATTGATCAGCAATAACCTTAGATTGATTACTTACGTCAGTTTTTAACTGCGTATTTTCTTCTTGCAGCCCACCAATTTGAGTATTCAAATTATCTATTTTTTTCATGCCCAGCACGGCGATAATTAACGCTATACCAAGTAGGACCACAAAACCAATCACTCTCTTTTTCATATTATGAGTTACTTCCCCAGCGTGCTTTATTTTTACGAACATCAATGTGAGTGAATGTTTTGTAGCGTCCGACACCATATTTACTCGGATATTTTGACTCCAAATAATCAGCGACGGCTTTCGGTGTAACGTCTTTTACTTTGATATCCCCTGCCGTACCTAAAAGATGCTGAGAATGCTCAGCGCCACCAACGGCTTTATTATGCTTCGCACAACGACGACCACTGACAACATAAACCGACTTGTTAAAGTTAGCTCTCATATCCTCAAGCACGCCAACCAACTCAGCATCAACGTCTGATGCGCCACACCCACATTTACAAGCAAACTCGGTACTATTGAAATGCTCACTTAATTTTGTCATTCTTGACCCCTGTATACTTCAACCAGAAAAAATCTAAAGCCATGGTTCCCATCGCACCCGCAACACCCGATGAAATCATGATCATGTATTCTGATGCTCCTGATTCGATAGCACCAAGACCACCAAGAAGCCCAGCAAACCCTGACACAACAACTTGCATTAAGGCATTTACCCAGCTCCATGCGGTATTATTTTTTCGTATATCAATGATATATCTCACAGCGCCTCCCCATGCGGAAATGAAGAGCAGCATCAACCACTGAACCAGACCGAAACTATTCGGATCTTTATCAAACATGTACTTAATCCCATAACTGTAAAAGTGGTCGCGTTGGCTCTGACGTCACTTCTGGCATATCAATTAATATTCCAGCGGGAACAACTGCACCATGCTCTGCTAAATTAGGATTTGCTAACAGAACCGCTTCAGTCATTCCCATCGTTCTTCCGTAAAATCGCCAACAAATAGCGTCAACGGTGTCACCTTGAATTGTTCTAATCTTCATATCAGCTCAACAATGTTATGTGTTGCGCCCTTGATTCGCTGAATTGCCCATAACGCATCACGTTGCAAATCATCAATATTTGTCTCAAGTACATCGGCTTTTTTATTACCATTATGCGTGGTATCAATATCACGATATCGCTCAGTGATATTGGCCTTCGCACTACAAAACACAGCACGGCGATAAAGATAAATAAGCTCGGATTCTGAGGAGTCTCCCTCATGAATTTTATTGGCAGGCACACTCTCAAGCGACTGATAACCCAAACCAATTTCTTTTATTTTCCATTCCAACAACTCTCGATTGGTTTCGATAATGGCATTTTTTAAGCTGTTGATTAGACGAAGTGGTGTGACCGTTCCATCTACGCGCATTTGTTCGCGAAAATCGGCGGTATTGATGGCAGGAAAGAAATCATCACTTTTTAATACTTCATTTTTTTCTTTTACCTGTTCTGGTGAAACAAAATCCATAACTCACCTCAATAGGTAGGCGGTGGGCGAGATATCGAAAACCAGTTTCTAGTCTCGCGCCGCCTTGCGCGTTGGCACGTTCTTTAACTGTCTGCGCTGTTTTTCGCAGACAAAAACTTTTCAATATTGCTAATGTCTTTTTTCACGCCGCAGCGCTCATTAAGCTCAAGCGCTCGCATTAATTCGCAAAGTGCAGGCTGAGGTAAGTCATTATCCCGTAAGCTATAACCCAACCATTTGTGTAACTCACCCCGCACTTTGTCTGGCATGTCTTCATGCTCAATCAATGACATTGTGCGCTGTAAGATATCCAGTGGGATTGGATTCTTCGCGGTGTAAGCTTCTTTAGCTCTATCTCCCATTTCCTCAGCAATAGCGCACCCTGTTGTGCGCGATTGACCTGACGGCATAGTGAGATTGTGCTTGAGTGCATATTCAGCAATATCAAGTCCTTGCTCATACACACCCGCATCAAAACACCACAACATGAGATACATCAATACATCATCTTGCGCCCCTGAATTGCCTTTTAGCGTTTCAGTGACCCACGTTTCATACAACGGCAAGGCTTTTCGCTTATATGCCGCTTTACGTTCAAATGATTGAATTTTGCTCAAATCACGCATGTGCTGCCTCAACATCAATTTAACTTGTGTTGCTGCTGATGGGTCAGCAAGAACGCCATACGCTCCGACGTTCTTTGCCTCCACTTGCATGCGCTTTTTTTCCCACGGGTTCACGACTTCCCCCCTTATTTCCCTGCTTTTTCTTTCTGCTCAATCTCTTTTTTTAGAGCATCAAGCTCAGCTTTAAGCGCAGTATTTTCTTCCGCTGTCGCTAACATTTTTGCTTTCTGCTCAGCATCATCACCCGCTGCTGCGTCAGGCGCTGTTTCCTCATTGATAATTTCAATGTTTTCAATCAACGCCACGCAGTCATAATCTTCAATGATGTAATCTTCATTGACTGATTCGTAGTTTTCGATGCGATCACGTTTTGCATTATCTTCAACTTGACGGCGTCGAGAGTCGATTTGCACGTAAATTGATAAGTTATCCAAACGAGTGATAAGAATGGCATTCTTAGGAAAATAAGGGACTCGCATTGCCATTAAACCGCCCAGCCGTTTCTGGCTGATAATCACATCACCAGCTAACGCTTCAGAATTAGGCTGATCACGGTTGACGATTGGGAAGTATTTTTCATCCAGAAGCGAGCGCCCACAAATCGCAATTAATCCCGTATCATCTGCAAACTCTTCTGCAATTGCGTTATTGACTGCCTGCATGACGAGAGCATCAATATTCTTATAACCCTCATTTTTGCCGACTTTGATAGGTTCTGGCGTCACAACGTTCGTGTCTTTATCCGTTGAAGAGCCAATAACTTGCGTAGGGGCTTCAAGACGAATTTTATGTAACCAACCAACATTCACGTCTTGCAGTAACTTATTCACTGTGCGATTTGATGTGGCAGCACGACTTGTTCCGTTAAATCCGATCATGATGCGGTCAAGTGCTTGACGCTGAATAATCGCATCGCGAATACGGCGCTGAAAATCCTCAAACATCGCCCACATATCCAGCTTTTCATAACGAATTGCGGTATCGAAATTCGTTTGCTGGCAATGGTATTTTTGCCCCGTTAACGCAGTTGGATCGATTGGCTCTCGGTCTTTTTTCGTCGTGTCCGTCGTACCAGCAACAGTTGAACCAATACCCAAACCAATTTTTTCACCGATTTGGTTTTTAACTGGCACGATATTAATTTTCGTCAGAAAAACAGCGCTAAGCTGAATTTTGGTTTCCAGTTTTTGGGCTGCTGCCGGTGAGATTTCTACTTTTGACTCAGCAAATTCACGCGGCTGAACACCGTAAATCTCACCAAGTCGGGTTAAATAACCATTAAATTTAAAACGTGTTTCTTTTCTCATTGTTCTTCCCGTTAGCAATCAGTGAGATTTTCGGTATTTGTACCAGCACCACCGAAAGAAGTTGGGCGATGCTTGTTATGGTCTTGCTGGCTTAAATCTTGTTTAAGCGAGTCCAGCTCAGTTCGCAGTGCTTCATTTTGCTGCTTGACTTCGTAGAGTGCCTTTACTTCACGCTCTAATTTTTCAAGCTTTTGCGCTGACTCTGTTTGCTCTTCTGCACACAGCTCAACCGCTTGATGAATATCGTCAAGCGCCGCATCATTACGTTTTTGATGGCGGCTAAACTTGGCAAAAATGCGCTCTTTTAGGCTTAAGCTTGGTTTTTCAGGCGTTTCTTCCACTTCTGAAAATTCAATTACCGTTTCTTCCGCTGCCGTAAAGAGGTTATCTTTATCTTGCTTACGGTCAGAAAGATTATTCGCCTTATCAGCCCCAGCGCTAAATTCAAGCATGCTAGTACCAAGGCTGGCTGGGTTATCCGTCACAGCTAACCCCACAAGATACGCGCTGCCCATATCCGAGAAATTCGGGTTAATTTCGACAGAGGTGTAAACCTTTTGGCGTTTTTTGTTCATTTCAACCAGTTCAGGGGTTGGCTTTAAGACGCCATACAGTGCTAATTTTCCTGCTAATGCACCCTCACTGATTTCCTCGGTATAAACCGACTCCACATCACCGAATCGCGGCATCCAAGAATAATTCCAGTGCTCCATATTGATTCGCGCGCCATAAACGCTAGGGTCATAATTTTGTTCGATATCCGTCAACCATTGACGCTGCACCTTGCGACCGTCAGTTGTTGCCCCTTCAACACAAAGGCGCACCGGCTTGGATTTTGTTGTCATTGCTCAGGCTCCGGCAATTGAATGTGTATATGATCGTAAAAAAGATGAGCCTATGTTTTCAGGGATGGGGGATAAGAAACAACGATTTGCCATTGTGTGGGAAATGGCACAATGCGGAGGCAAGGCGATAATTCGCGTGAGTCATTAATCTGGCGGCATGAATACATTACACGATTTTGACCCACGAAAAAGAGCCATGCACCTGTACTTCAAAGGGTACAGGATTGCGCGTATTGCCGAAGCGCTCAACGAAAAATCTGCCACAATTCACAGTTGGAAGCGACGTGATAAATGGGATGAGATCACCCCCGTTGAACGCGTAGAAATGACGCTTGAAATGCGACTTTGTACTCTACTCAGCAAAGAAAATAAAGAGGGTAAAGATTTTAAAGAAATCGACCTGCTTTATCGTCAAGTTGAGCGTCATGCCAAAATTCATAAATACCAAAATGGCGGTAATGAAGTTGATTTAAACCCCAAACTTGCCAATCGCAATAAAGGCGAGCGCCGCGCCCCTGAAAAGAATTTATTTAGCGAAGAACAGCTTGAAAAACTGGAAGAAATCTTTCGTGAAAATATGTTTGAGTATCAGAAAGCTTGGTACGGCGCAGGGCATAAACACCGTATTCGCAATATCCTAAAATCACGCCAAATTGGGGCGACTTACTTCTTTGCCCGTGAAGCCTTTATGGATGCCCTCACGACAGGGCGAAATCAAATATTTTTATCTGCAAGTAAAGCTCAGGCGCATGTATTCAAAGGTTATATCATTGATATGGCGCGTGAAGTTGATGTTGACTTAAAAGGCGACCCCATTGTTTTGCCTAATGGCGCAACCTTGTATTTTCTCGGCACTAACGCCCGTACCGCACAAAGCTACCACGGCAACTTGTACCTTGACGAATACTTTTGGATACCGAAATTTCAAGAGTTGCGCAAAGTCGCATCCGGTATGGCAATGCATAAGAAGTGGCGTCAAACCTACTTTTCAACCCCATCCGCATTAACGCATAGCGCTTATCCGTTCTGGTCAGGAAAACTATTTAACCGTGGTCGTCGTAAAGCGGACCATGTTGAGATTGATATCAATCATCAAGCGCTCGTGAATGGCATGATGTGCGGGGATGGTCAGTGGCGGCAGATCGTCACCATTGAAGATGCCATGCGCGGCGGCTGTAACTTATTCGATATTGACCAACTGCATTTAGAGTACAGCCCCGATGAATTCGAAAACTTGCTGATGTGTGAGTTTGTCGATGATATCGCGTCCATTTTCAACTTGCAGCTAATGCAAAAATGCATGGTGGACAGTTGGGAAATTTGGGACGACGTGCAGCCATTGATGATACGCCCTTATGCTTATCACCCCGTTTGGATTGGCTACGACCCCGCCAAAGGCACCCAAAATGGGGATAGCGCCGGCTGTGTGGTTATCGCTCCGCCAATGCGCAAAGGTGATAAATTTCGCATACTTGAACACCATCAATGGCGTGGCATGGATTTTCGCGCTCAATCCGATGCAATCAAAGAGCTAACTGAACGCTACAACGTCCAATACATTGGTATCGATTCTACGGGTATTGGTCATGGAGTCCTACAAAACGTGCGTGAATTTTTCCCCGCAGCGAAAGAATTTATTTATAACCCAGCCTTAAAAAATGCCCTTGTCCTCAAAGCGTATGACGTGATTAGTCATGACCGCCTTGAGTATGACGCCGGTTGCAATGATATCACTCAATCATTTATGGCGATTCGCCGTGCAACCACCGCGAGTGGCAATCGCCCCACTTATGAAGCAGATCGCAGTGAAGAAGCCAGCCATGCCGATTTAGCGTGGGCAACTATGCATGCTCTGTATAACGAGCCAATCACCGGTGAAAACAGCAACCATCACAATATTGTCGAGGTATTTTAATGAGCCGTAAAAATAAAAAACGTCATTCACAGAATATGGCGCAGACAACCAATGACGCATCAATGGAAGCATTCACGTTTGGTGACCCAATACCGGTGTTAGACAAGCGCGAGATTTTTGATTATTTGGAATGTGTGCAGATTGATAATTATTATGAGCCGCCGATTAGTTTTCATGGGCTAGCTCGGACGTTCCGTGCTGCACCTCACCACAGTAGTGCTATCTATGTGAAACGTAATATTCTCACAAGCACATTCATTCCTAATAAATACCTAAGCCGCCAAACCTTTGATAGCTGGGGATTGGATTTTTTACTTTTTGGCAATGGCTATTTAGAGTTACGAGAAAACCGACTCGGGCAAGCGTTAACATTTAAACACTCCCCCGCTAAGTTCACACGCCGAGGCGCAGACTTAGAAACCTACTGGTTTGTACAGCAGGGGTATGATACTAAGCCTTATGAGTTTGAAACCGGCAAAGTGCATCACCTAATTGAGCCTGATATTAACCAAGAAATCTATGGGCTTCCTGAATACTTAGCCGCTATTCCATCCGTGTTACTCAATGAAGCATCAACGCTGTTTCGCCGTAAGTATTACCTGAATGGTTCACACGCAGGATATATCTTGTACATCAGTGATGCAGCACAGAAAACCGATGATGTTGATAAAATTCGTGAAGCACTCAAAAGCAGTAAAGGACCAGGGAATTTCCGTAATTTATTTTTGTATGCACCAGGGGGAAAGAAAGACGGTATTCAAACTATCCCTTTGTCGGAGGCGGCAGCAAAAGATGAGTTTCTGAATATCAAGAATGTGAGTCGTGATGATATGTTAGCGGCGCACCGTGTCCCCCCTCAAATCATGGGGATCATTCCTGAAAACGTAGGCGGCTTTGGTGATGTGGAAAAAGCCGCGAAGGTGTTTGTTCGTAATGAACTTATCCCACTACAAAGTAAGATGATGCAGCTTAATGATTGGTTTGGTGCTGAGATTGTTAAGTTTGATAAATACTCATTGGATTTAGATAACGACTAGAACAAAAGCCAGCAAACTAATCATGATACCGCCTCAGTGGCGGTATTTTTTCGCCCACAGGTAGGTGATCTCGATGGTTTAAATAATAATATAACCCCACTCTATTATATCAAAACCACAACACCAAGACTAATTCCCTGAATTTATCCCTCACCAAATCGACTCCTATCCGCTCTGTAATCCATTCTGAGACGACCTAAAATAATTGCTATCTAGCTATAGAAATTTGAATTTAACGCCGCTATGGCTCGGAAATTTTGCAGACGGATTATTAACAATAAACATGTCGCCGCGCAATCGTAGCCCCGCCACGCCTGCCCACTAAATAGGTCTGTTTTCATGCATCTGCATGAGATCGTCAGAACCGCGTTAGTAATAGGGCTTCGCGTGGGTAACAGTCTATATTTGCTCTTGCGGATTGTGGCGAGAAATTGCGAAAAAATTACATATTTATGTAATAGGAAGCATTAATAAACTCACAATACAAGAACTAAACAGATTAATTTTCTATAGATTACGGGCTAACGGAATCGAACTGTAATAAAAAAACAAATAGTATTGAACTTTAACAATATATAATTAGAATTCCACATATAGATAAGTCTTGTATGTCATTTTTTGATTTTTAATCATATAATTAAACATAAATTCAATAAGTTAGATAGGGACGTGTCATGATTGTAACATTTGTGAAAAAATTTAATTTTTTTATACTCAAAGATAGACGAGGGTTAGTTTTAGTAGGCATACTAAGTTTTGTTTTGGCAATGTTATCACTTTTTTCGAATCGTTTTATTTATTATATGATGACATTATTGGAAAATCTAAATCTTAATGTAACAGATGCTGCATTATCTATATCATTTTTGTTACTTTCTATTGTAATATTTTCTTTTATCTATTTACAATCAGGAGGTCGAAAAGTTCGAGAAAATCAGGATACGTCACATTTATATAACGCTATATTAGAACTAGAAAAATATATTCATGATATAAGTATTAAACATGATCAATTAGATTCAAAACTAGCGCTATATAAATCAGAAAAAGGTCTTAGTACAGAAGAGAAAAATGCTATCATCAAGGGTGCTGTTGAACAGACTAGTGAAGAGGCAATAAAAAATATTTTTAATGGTGCAGTAACTGAACTAAAGAGGGATATTAAAGAAAGTTTAATTTTTGATAAACTTGTATCATCATCAAGAAATATTATTATGAGGTTACAAAGAGAAATTGCTGATCTCCGTCTCCGTGCAAATATGAATCTTATTATTGGCATGACCATTACAGGAGTTGGACTATATTTATTATGGTCAACTGTTTCAATCGTAGACTCTTCTGAGTTATTGAAACAGTTAGCATCTGGAGAAGATAACACAAATTCACAGTTTTTTAAAAATTTAATTCTTCCAATAATTCCAAGAATATTATTAATAATTTTCATTGAAGTTTTTGCTTATTTCTTCTTGAAGCTATATAAAAGCGGATTAGATGAAATAAAGTATTTTCAAAATGAATTAACAAATATTGAATCAAAATTATCTGCGATTGAATTTTCATATATAACAAATAATCAGGATGGTTTAAAAGTTTCCATTGAAGCCTTATCAAAAACCGAACGTAATTTTATTCTTGACAAAGGAAAAACAACAGTGGAGCTTGAGAGAGCGAAAACTGATACTGAATTATCTAAAAGTATTATAAAG